CCGGGAAGGATCCCGCCGCGCTGGAGTCCTTGGAACTCAATCTGCCGAGCCCGTTTCAGTGAAGACAGAACGTCCACGCCGAACCGTTCAGCGATGAGGTCCTCCACAGTGGGCAGGAGGCGGAGGAGTTCCTCTACCCAATCCATCAACTCAAACGCTTCGCTCTCCGCGAATGAGTACCGGTAGTACTCAATCTTGTTCGCGCCTTCAAGCACCAACCGGCCCCGGTCCCAATCATGCAGGGCATCAGCGACTTCGCCGATCCATGCCCACTGGGCTCGGTGCTGCTCTTCGTGCGCGACGACCGATGGGAGCGGCGTAGCGGTGCGGTACCGGATGACGTTTAACTCAGGGTCGTACTGCCCTTCCGCCAGTCCGGGCAGGTTCTCGATGATGTCCTCCGGCCGCGGAAACAGTCCGTGAACGTATGCGGCATACAGCTGATTGGCAAGGTAGTCAGGCGCCCGATTGCCTGCCTTGAGACCAGCAAGAAGAATCTCGCTTGCCGTGAACTCCTGAAGAAGTTCTTGTACCGACACCCCGGCCGCCAGCTGTGCATTGATGGCTTGGGCCGCGTGTTCACGGGCTTCCTTGATCTGTCGCATGAGCTCGTTGAACGGATGGTTGTAGATGAGATCCCGGAGTGCTGCCGTCCCGGGCGGGATCGGGTAGAGGCGTTCAGGCTCCATCTCCGCAAGCGCATACCCGCGACGAGCCATCTCTCGTAGGAACCCTTGGGCGTCCGATTTGGGCGGGCGCACAAGGTCCCACAGCCCTGCCAAGAACGCCCGGACGGTCATCACTACCCGTTCTCCGAACGCAGGGAAGCCCACATCCTCAAGCGGGAACCCGATGCCCTGTCGACCCCATGGCGTGAACTGTATCCAAGCCAGGCCCGACGAGAAGCTACGAGCCTCACCCTGGACCTCTTCATCAATCGCGCCTGTCTCGAGCAGAGAGCGAACGTACCTGCCCAAAATGGCCGGGTGGTCCATGCGCTCGAAGTTGGCTCGGTACACGTCCTCCATGGGCACGGGAGGGAACGAGGTCGGTGGCACAATCCCACCGCGCTGATACCCCGGCGCCCCCATCGCCCTGAACCACGCCACCAGCGCCTCCGGTCCACGGCTCCACACGCTATACGGCGTGATAGCTTCCCCTGGTGCCAGGAGCGCCGGAATCGAGTCAGGTCCGCCGGTCCCGGGAAGGAGTGTACCCTTCTGGAGTTCAAGGCGCTGGATCTCCGGGATGTTGATCCCGAACTCCTTGCCACCCAGGAGCGGCACCCAATCCGGAATCTTGATGCTGATCGTATTCAGCGCCCGGATCACCAGGTTCACGATATCGATGATGATGTTCAAGACGCCCTTGATGGCCGCCTCAAAGCCCGCAAGGACGGTCTCGACGCCGCCCAGCGCATCAGGGAGATTGCCCTGCAAAATCCCGACAATGATGTCGAGGGTGCCCTTAACAACCAGGAGCGCAGCATTCAGAGCCGTCGAGAACGCATCCCACGAGATCTCGAAGATCGGGATGAACGCCTTCCCGATGTCGAGGGCGACGGCCAAAACCGTGTCAAGGAGCTCCTTGAGCGGCTCCATCGTCTCCTTGATAGTCTGAATCGCCTTCCCGAACCCCTCGAACTCGCCGAGCGATTCCAGAATCTGCGGCCCGAACGCCACGCCGACCGCTGCACCGACTGCGGCGAGCGCCGCCCATCCGGCCGGACCCGCGAGGACGCCGAGACCCGCAACGATGGTGCCGAGCGCCAGTGCGACGGGGCCGATCGCCGCCGCCAGGGCGCCGAAGGTCACGATCGCCGTCCGCATCTGCGGATCGAGGTCTGCGAACCACTCGGCCGCCGACTTCAGCATGTTGATGAACGGCTCGGCGGCGTCGATGAGTTGCAGGAGGATAGGTGTGAGCGAGTCGCCCAGCGTGATCGATACGTCCTTGAGCTTGTTGAGCAGGATGTCGAGCTGCGAAGCGGTCGTTAGGTAGCGCTGCTCCGCCTCGCGCACGAGCGCGGTGTTCTCTTCCCACGCCTCGCGGCCGAGTTCGATGCTGTTGCGGAGCACGTCACCGGCCCCGGACATGCGGAGCAGCGCATCGCGCACCCGGATCTCGCTCAAACCCAGGTCCTGGAGGACGCCGAACAGGCTCTCCTCGATCCCCAAGTCCTCCAGCGCCTCGGCAAATTCGACGCCGAAGAAGTCGGCGTCGCCCAAGGCTTCGAGGACGTTCACGCTGCCGCCGATCCGGCCAAGACCCTCGACAAACCGAATGAGCGTGCCGGCGGCATCCTCGCCCCAGGAACGGGCGAACTCGTCGGCGCTCATCCCCGCGACCCGGGCGAACCCTTCCAGGTCCTCCCCGCCCTGGCCAACAGCCGTGGCGATCTCGATCATGACGCGGGAGATCGCGGTACCGCCCGCCTCGGCCGCAATACCAACGGACGAAAGAGCACCGGCGAGACCCAGGATCTCGGCTTCGGCAAGCCCGACCTGTGCGCCGGCGCCGGCGATCCGCAGGCCCATCGCCACGATCTCGGCCTCCGTCGTCGCGAGATTGTTTCCGAGCGCGACGACGGTGGAGCCGAGGCGGTCAAACGATTCTTGCGGCATCTGGACGATGTTGGCGAAGCGTGCGAGCGCCGTCGCAGCGTCCTGGGCCGTCAGATTGGTGGCAACGCCCAGGTTGACCATCGTCTCGGTGAATGCGAGAATGTTCGGCACCTGGATGCCGAGCTGACCGGCCGCCTCAGCGACGCCGGCGATGGTCGTCTGCGCCGCCGGGATGCGCTTCGACATCTCGAGGATGCCGTCGCGCAAGTCCGCCAGCTCTTCCTCCGTCGCATCAACGGTCTTGCGCACGCCGGCGAAGGCCGACTCGAAGTCGATGCTGGTCTTCAGCGCCGTACCGCCCAGCGCCGCCAGCGGCAGCGAGATCGCCTTCGACAGTTCCGCGCCGACGGAGCTCATGGACCGCCCGAGCGTCTCCATGCGCCGGCGAAGGTTTGTGGCCTCGTCGCCCAGCTCCCGCAGCTTCCGATTGGACTCGTTGATGCCGTCCGCGAGCTCCCGCGTCCGGGCGGCGATTCTGACTTCGATCGAACCGACCTCGGCCACGGATGCTCACCTCCGGCTCCAAGACGCGAGAGAGGCCGCCCCCCGCATCCGGGGAAGCGGCCTCTTAATCGGTGTCGTACGGGAAGTTGTCGATGTCTTCGTCCGTGATCTCGTCCGGGTCCACACCGAACTCCTGGGCGAGCCACTTGCGTTTCTGCTCCCGGTGCCACGCCGCGAGTTCCTCGCGGGACGTGAACACCGGCACCTCGACCTCTTCGTCGGGCATCCGGATCAGATCCGAGACCCGCAGCGCCCGCTTCCGGCCGAAGGCGCTGACGTTGTTGGCGATCCAGGCCGCCAGTTGCGCCGTGCGCTCCCATGCCTCACGTTTTCGCTTGGCGTGGGCCCGCACGCGCAGTTCGACCTCGTAGACGGTCGAGTCCCAGAACTCGGCGGGCGTCATGCCGGCTTCGAGCGCCAGCTCCAGGAACCCCTCGTAATCGAGGCTTTGGCCCTCGACTACTCGGATCTTCCGGCGTTTCCCCCGTCATCATCCTCGCCTTCGGACTCGTCGGTGCGCCGGATCACGCCGCTTGCCCGGAGCGCCTCCGTGATCAGATCGACACAGCGCTCCATGTCCTCCTCGAACAGCTTGCGGGCGACCTTGGATGCCTTCGTCGGGTTGCGAGGGTTGGAGAACCCGCGAAGGACCGCGAGGTAGATCGCGTCGAAGCGGTTGGCGGCGAGCGCCTGCAGGAACGACATCCCCGCAGGCATCTGCTGGTCGATCTGGGCGATGTCGAGGTTGCTCAGGCGGAAATGGTACGTATCCCCGTCCACCTCGACCGGGATGTACGGGGATCCCTTCACCGTGTTCTTCGCCATCCGTCACCCTCCAGTTGTAATTACGACCCCTCGTCCGGCTCGATGTTGTTGAGCCGGATCGTCATGTTGAGCGGGCACAGGCCCTGGTTCGGCGCCCGGATCTCGAACTGCGTCAGGAACGCCTCGCTCGACTTGTAGACCCGGCCGTTCGACTTCAGCTTGAACCGGACGTGGAACAGGATGTCCGACACGTCACCCTCGGTGTCCATGGCGCCGAAGTGTGCGTCGATGAGGAACTGCTGGCCCTCGTCCGACTCGTCGTAGCGCCACTCGCCCGAAATGGTGGAGTTGCGCCGCCCCGGGAAAAACTCGTCGTCCTCACCCGAGTCGTGCGTCGTCGCCTCGTCCTCGGCACGGGAGGAATTGAGCGTCGCCTCCACGAGCCGGCCGACTTTCTTCCACGTGTTCCCGTCCGCCGACACCTCGACTTGCGCCAGCCGGCCGGGGACGAGTCCCTGGATCGTGTGCCGCTGCAGGTCGAACGAGAACGCCGGTACGTCGATCACGCCGATCACGTCGATCATCCTTTCATGGAGTTTGGCCCCCTCAAGAACCCTCTGGAAAAAGAATCGCCCCGGGCAAGGGGTAGGAGGGTGAGCTACCCGCCGGTTGCAATCCAGCCCCGGGGCGAAACGTGTTCACTTAAGGCGTCCAGACGGCGCCGCACTCGGTGCAGGCGACCTCGACGCCGCCCGCCGAGACGGGCTTCGACGTATGCTCGCACGGGCGCTTCGGATCCGCCCGGGGTTGAACCTGGCGCTCGATCTGGTGTGATTGCTCGTAGGTGACGGTGAGCGAATCGGCCTTGTAGACGACGGACTGCGCTGTGTAGACCCCGGATTCGATGGCGTCCGCAAGCGCCCGCAGGGCGTCGACGGCCATGGCGGAAAACTTCTCCTGCGTCACGTGCAGCGTCGCTCCCTTCACGACCCTTCCGCGGCTTCCCGCTGGACGACGTATGTGGCGACGACGATCGGCCGGTCGTTCTCGTCCACTTCGGCCTGCTCGGACGGAGGAGCCGGCGCAGACTCAACTTCCCACATGATGTAGCGCGCCCCGCCGACTTCGACGCCGTAGGCGTCGAGCAGAAAGGCCTGGATCTCACGGGCCTTGTTGTATGCCGCCGGGTAATTCGCCGCTCCCGGCGCCCCGCGCACCCGCACCTGGACCGCCGGTCGCTCGATCCCCGGCCGGTAGTCGGGCGGCGCCCCCGGAAGATCGTAAATCGTGATGGTGGTGTGCGGGATCAACCCCGGGTTGTACGCCTGTTCCTTGGCGACGAGGATGCGCCAACCGGACCTGGTGGTTTGGCTGCCGATCCCGGCGTCGTGGAGCAGCTCGGCGACGTCGTAGGCCGGCGAACGCATGGGCGGCGCACCTCCCTACATCAAGGACCGGCGGAACGACTCGGCGATGTGCTGCACGTACCGCTGGCCGTTCTCCCGCAAGGGATCCGCGAGATACCCGGGTCCCGTCCCGGGCTGCCTCGGCCTGTACGTGCGATCGTTGTGCATCTTGGCAGCGTAGGGCATGCCGTAGGCGACCGTGGCCTCCGGCGTATCCGTGGCCGACGCCGATCCCATCTGCATGACGCTCCCGTCCTTGGCCCCCTTGGCGATGACGGTCGAGCCCATGATCACTTGGCCGCTGCCGCGCAGGTCGCCTTTGTCGAGGGGCGCACGCATGACGGAGCGGCGCAAAAGGTCCAGCGCCACGTCCTCGATCCCCCGGACCGTGAGCCCCGTCAGATCCTCCAGCTTCCGGTTCAGGGCGGCAATCGCATCATCCAGCCCCCGGATCTCCACGTCCGCCACGACCGCAGCCTCCCTACAGCCACACGATGCGCTCCACGATGTCGCCGAAGACGCTCGGGATCGTCTCCTTCGCCCGCACCTCGTAGGACTCGACGCCTTCGACATCGGGCGCCGACTCGTACTCGCCGAACGCCATGCGGGAACCGAGCGGGATATCGACGTTGACCATGACGAGCGCCCGGGAGACGAATTCGGAGCCCGACCGATCCGTTTTGCGCTCCTGCCTGTCCTCCCAGCGGCAGTCGATGTGCTGCGGCTCGCCGTACGCGGCGCCGAACACACCGCCCGGCTCAAGAGGCCATACGGTGGCGCGGTGGATGAGTTTGCCGGCGTAGAACACCTACACCACCCCCGCGCTCCCGAGTTCGTATACCATGAGGAGCTGCTTCGCGACAGGCGACATGAGCCCCTGACCCGCCGATTTGGCGAGCACGATTTCCTTGGCATACGTCTCACTCGAGCGGGACATGCTGATCGACGTCACGCCCTGCTCCTGCAGGCGCCGGCGCATCTCGCCCGCCGGGTCCTGCGCCGCCCGGAGGATCGCGAGCGCCTCCTCGCAGGTGGCGTCCTTCACGGCCTGCGACACTTCGGACTCGCACCACCAGCCGGGACCGAGGCGGTCGTCGGTGGAGATCACCATCTTTTCCGGGCATCGGCGATGCGGCTCCCAAAAGCAACGGGGGAACGCATGCTCCTGGTCCGAGTCCTTCTTTCTCCCCCGCCATCGCTGCATGTCGATCCGGCGCGTCGCCTCCACCAGCGCCTTACGCCGGGTATGATCGTCCACGCACTCCCATGCCGCGCTGTCGAGGCGGCCGTCCATGTAGGCGTTGGCCTCTTCGAGCGTCACGTACGACTCCACGGCCGTCACCTCACTCGCCACGGAGCGCCGCGATCAACTCGTCCCGAGTCCGTCCGAACGACTTGATGCCCCGCTCCTTGGCGATCCCTTGAAGCTGCCGGTACGACAGCGACTCGAAGATGTCCGGAGGCTTGGGAATTGAAAGACCGGGCTCTTCGTGGGCCGAGACATCGATCTCGCCCTCGGGAACGTCCGGAGCCGCCTCGGGTTCCCCGGCCGGCAAAGCGTCGGCGGGTGGAGCCTCGGCCCGTCGCTTCGGCGGCTCGGCAAGAACGGCGAACGGTCTGCGGCGCGTGCACCACCGGATCGCCGTGGCGCGGCTGATGTCCTGCGGCACCCGAAGCACTGTGCCCTTTTCGATCCGGCGACCGCCCCAAAATACGCCCCGGACCATCCGAATCCTGAACGGGCCGTCAGGAAACTGCCACCGCATACGCCTTCGCCTCCTTCTTGCGCTCGTGGATCTCCATCAACGCCTTGGCGGCGAGCTCACCAGCCCGCCCCCGCGTCTCCGGCGGGCAGCAGCGGTCGATGAACGCACGCTCCTCCGGCGTCTGGCCGTTCGCCAGGGCGTCCCGGCACAGGTCGATCAGCTCCCGCATGCTGTTTGCGTGACGCCCGATCCCCTTGCGGTAGATCTCTCCTTCCAGGCTGTGCGGCCGGATGCGCTCGATCCCGGCCTTCGTAAGCCAGTCGGGAAAGACGACAGGCTTACCCAAAGCCATCGCCTCATACAGCGTCGAGCCCGAGTCGGCGATCACCACATCGGCGTCGACGAGCGCCTGCATGGTGGCACGCTTCTTCGGATCGTTTGCCGGGTGGGTCGAGACCGAAACCTCCCACTCTGTCGGCATTTCCTTGATCTTTCGCAGGCACGCCGGATAGCTCGACACCTGCGGCCGTCCCTTGTGCGTCGGCGCCCACAAGATGTAGGGCCGGTCAGACGGCGTGCGGGTGACCCGACCCTGGAAAATCGGGTCCAGCTTGAGGAACCCGATCTCGTAGATGCGCTCCCGCGACAACCCTTGCTCTACGACCCGCTCCGTCCAGGCGGGACCGGCGAGGAGCACGGCGAGAAACTGGTCGATCTTACGAGCCTGCCAGTAGTCCTTGTCGGCGACGCCGTGCGAGATGAACACGTCCCAATCGGGATCGACGAAATCGCCACCCAAGTCCTCAATCCGGACTTGGTTGAAGAAGCGAATGTTGATCGCACCCGGGACTGGATGATGAACGAATCCGGCGTCCTCCAGGTGCTCCATAATCGGCGCCGAGAGTTTGTGGATCACGTCCCGGTAGGCGAAGCGGTCCTTGCGCAGGGCGAAGTCGTAACAAAAGTTGAACGTGTAGCCGAGCTTCGTCTCTCCGGGCATCGCCGGTGCGGGAGGCTTGGCATTATCCTCGGCGACGTACTCGGAGAACTCGGCAGCCGAGGTGCCGCTGATCTCGACCAAACGCTTGTAGGCACGAATCTCCCGGTAGAGCGTGCCTCCCCGCCATAGCTTCACCGTCACCTCAGTGTGCGGCGGAAACGTGATGCCGCCGCAGGAAACCGTATCGCGCGACCGGTTGTAAATGCGGACCGTCGTCATCATGCCCGCTCCCTTCTCATTTCCAGAAGGGACCGGGCGATGTCCAGGTCTTCCGGATACGTCACCTTGATGTTCGTCCGCCGGCCCGGAACGAGCACGGGGAACACGCCGGTCATACAGTAGACGAGGTGTGCGTCGCACGTGTACTCCGCCAGGCTGCACGCCCTGTCGTACGCGTCCCGCAAGAGCGCCGTGAAGAACGCCTGGGGCATCTGCACCTCGCCGACGTGCGCCCGGTTCGGCATGGTCTGCGACGCCCCGTCGACGACGGAAGAGCGAGACGGCAGCCACGCCGTCACGGCCGGCGCATCGACGGCCAGCACCTCCCGCACCAGATCCGCCGGCATGAACGGACGGGCGCCCTCAGCGACGAGCACGCGTTCCGTCCGGACGTGCTCCAGGGCATGGAACGACGACTCCTGCCTGCTCGACCCGCCCTCGATGATGAGAACGTCGTCGGTCGCGTCGGTGCAGTAGGGATCGAGCGCAACGTTGTACTCTCTCACCCGTCCCTTTGGGCAGGTGACGATGATCCGCCCGATCTCCGGCATCCGCCGTAGGGTCTCGAAGGCGTAGGTCATCATGGGCCGCTTCATGAGGAGCGCCAGCTGCTTGGGATACGGCAGGCCGATCCGCTCGCCCGATCCGGCTGCCAGGTAGATGCAGTCCACCCTCTCCTGCATCGGTCAACCCTCCCGCATGTACATCGGCCGCCACCCTCGGCGGATGCACTCCTGCTCGATCTGGCGCCGCTGGGCAAACCACTCTTTGCTCGACAGTTTCGTCGGCGGGTTCCGGTGAGAGGCGACCCGGCTGCGTCCGTACTTCCAGCCGGCCACGTTGCACCACCAGGACTGATCCTCTGCCGGATGCGGCGGAACGAGCGTCGGCAGTCCCGCGTGCTTCTGCAGCGCGTAGGACAGCTGGATGTCCTCGCCATTCTCAAGGCTCACCGGCGGCTCGGCCCACATGAGCCCCGCCCACGCCGACTCGAATAACCAGGCATGCCCACCGTAGTCGACCTCGACCGTCGCTTCGTTCGGATCGCGCCATCCCCACCAGTCGCGCTTGGGGTTCGGGTCGCCGGGCGGTTTGAGCCGCGTGCCGACCCCGACGTACAACGCCGGCTTCACCGCCATGCCCTGCAGACAGTTCTCGAACCACCGAACCCCCGGAATCACGTCGTCGTCGAACACGGCGACGTAGCGCGTGAACCTCTGGGCAAGGAGCGCCAGGGCGAAGCGCCCGTGGTAGAGGAAATTGTAGTTGCTCTGGACGAGCACGCAGTTCTTCGGCACCTTGATCGAGTGCTTCTCCGGCGACCGGTTCTGCCAGATCCAGATGTGCTTGGGCGGCACGGTCTGGGTCCGAAGAGCCTCAACCTGCTTCTCCAGCAACTCGGGCCGGCGATACACGTTGAGGATGGCGGTGATGGTCGCGTCTTGGATGGACACGGAGCAGGGCTCCTTTCGAGTCACTCGGCCCGAGACTCAAAAGGGGAACGGACTCTCGTCGGTCCGTTCCCCTTTATCTCTCACCCACGGCGGCCGTTCCCCGCGCTTATGACCCTTCGGGCAAGAGAACAGAGAACGGGAACCGGGTGCTGTTGTTCGGGTTGACGCGGTTGATCGGATTGGGCAGCTGCCAGCCGATCCGCAGCACGGCACGGATCGCCACCATGTCGTCCTGCGCCAGGTTGTAGAGGATGTTCCCGCCGGCGTCCTGGATCACGGCCTCCGTCAGGATCTTGAAGGAGATGTCCTGACGGAGCGCCCAGACCAGCTGCGACCAGTCGCCCGAGATCAGGAGCGACTGGTCCGGGTCGACGGCGCCGTTGCGCGGGAACAGCATGTCCACGCCGTCCAGGACGTAGCGGCTCGGCTCCTGCAGCGACTGGACGAACAGCGGACGGTCCTGCTTGTCGCGAAGCCCGCGGAGTTTCGCCCTCATGGTGAGCGCCGCCACGTGCCCGGTGACCATGAACCCGTCCTCTTCGACGAAGCTGATCACGCCGCCCTCGCCGAAGATGTCGTCGTACAGGTCCTGACCCGTGCCCTCCGTCACGGCGTGCCCGCGCTGGACCGCCATGGGCACG